ATTTCTTGTTTTACTTGTGGTTGTAAAAAACATTACAAATCTGGAATGCATTGCGGCCATTTTCAGTCAAGAAAATTTCTTTGCACAAGATTCTCGGAAACAAATTGTCAAAACCAGTGTGCCGGTTGTAATATTTTCAAATATGGTGAACAATATAAATTCGCTGTTGAGTTAGATTTGAAGTATGGTGAAGGAACTGCGGCTCGTTTGGAGCAAGATGCAAGAGGAATCTGTAAAATCAGTAGAGCGGAGTATATCGAGCAAATTACTTATTACAAGAGACTTGTTGAAAACTTGAAACTTGAAAATCAAATCGAGTAAATTTTTTTTTATCTTTACCGAAATGTCTGAATTGATTTTTGCAAATATTGAACACCGAGTTTTAATAACAAAATTCATCGATTTGTCAAAAGATTTCGCAGAAGAAATTTCAACAAAACAAAAGTTCAAAAATTACGAAGAAATCCTCAAAATAATATACGAGTATCATAACGCATACGGAAGTTCAGTAAATCGACAGAATTGGTATGACTGGATTATGATTTTACCGATAAACATTTCTGTAATGACAAACGGATTTTTTGCAGGAATTGAAAACAAAAGAAATCTTGCGAGAATAAATTCTTACAGAGTATTACTAACAAAAGCGTTGGAAGAAACGGTAGATTCAATTGATAAAATGGAGTATAAAAATGAATAAAATCTACTTGCATATTTCGGAACTTTCTGGATTTTTTCGAAAAATGTGCTACGGATTGACAAAAGATAAAGAACAAATTGATGACGCGGTTCAAGAACTGATGGTTTATTTTTTAGGAATGAACAAAGAAACATTGAAAAGTATTTACGAAAAAGACGGAGAAAAAGGAATAATTCGATACGGCGCGGTTGTTTTAAAAAGAAGTTTGACAAGCCCAAGAAGTCCGTTTTATTATAAGTATAAAAAATATTATAAAAATTTAGTTGGAATGACTCACTCGAGTAGTTATTCTGCGTATGATAAAATCCAGGATGCGTATCACAAGTCGGTTTATAATTTAAGCGACCCGGAAGTTGAATTCGAAGAAGATGCAAAGTGGAAAAAATTGGAAAAGATTGACTTGATTCTTGATGAAATGTACTGGTATGATAAAAGAATGTTCGAACTTTATTATTCAGAAAAAAATACTCTTGATAGTATAAGTAAAAAAACCGGAATCAGTAGAAATTCAATTTTCACAACTTTGCAAAAAGTTAGAAATGAAATAAAAGAAAAAATCAAGGATGAGTAATTTTTTTGTTGAAGAAGAAATATACGAAAAAAGAATTGCGATTTGCAAAGAATGTATTTACTATTCCAAAATTCTTGGAAATTGTAAAATTTGTGGATGTTTTATGAAAATAAAAGCAAGAATTTCAAATCAACATTGCCCAAAATATTACTGGACGATGCATGACTTCGGAATGGATGGAAAAAATCTTTCAAAAGACCCTCCAGCGGATTTAATTGACGAGGTTATGGAATTGTGGCCGGATATAAAAACGGGCCGTGCGAAAAATCATGAATGCAAGCGAAGAATGATTGAATTGTATAACGTTATTTACAACGCAGATTATGACATTCGAACTTCTTGTCGTTCATGCGTGGATACTTGTTTCAAAGGGATTACATCATTTTATGAAAAATACAAAGGTTATGTCGAAGAATTATAAATCAATAAAATGGATACTTAAAAAGCAAATTGATGCAGGAACAAAAAGTTTGTGGACTTGGAAGAAAGGAAATGAAGAAAATTTTACTTGCATCTACGAGGCGTATTCTGATAACCTTCCAATATATACACCGAATCAATTACTAAAATTAATAAACGATGAAATCGAAAGAAAATATTCCTGACTATTATATAGGAAAAAAATACAAAATTGAGGCAAGAAAAGTTGTGGAGGATTTCGAACTTTCTTACAATATAGGAACGGCCGTTTCTTATTTATTGCGAAGTGATAGAAAACACGATTCTCCTTTGCAGGATATTCGAAAAGCAATTGCACATCTTCATTTTGAGTTAGATAAAATTACTGACGAAAATAAACTCAAGTAAAATCTATTATATATTATGAATCAACAAGTTAAAATTTCAGCAATTAAATCAAACGAAAGAAATCCTCGTTTCATTAAAGACATAAAATTTAAAAAATTATGTAATTCAATTAGAGAATTTCCGGAAATGCTTGAACTTCGACCGATAATAGTTGACGAAGAAAATGTTATTCTTGGTGGAAATATGCGATTCCGGGCCTGCAAAGAAATCGGATTGAAAGAAGTGTGGATTAGAAAAGCCGAAGGATTAACTGAGAAACAAAAAAGAGAATTTATTGTTAAAGACAATATCGGTTTCGGAGAATGGGAGTGGGACGTTTTAGCGAATGAGTGGAATTCTGCACAATTAGACGAGTGGGGACTTGATACCTGGAAAAATTTGGATGATATTGCAACGGAAGATTCATTCAATTTACCAGACGGAGACAAAGAACCATTTCAACAAATGACTTTAAATCTTGCAGACAAACAATCCGAAGTTATAAAAGAAGCAATCGCAGAATGTAAAAAGTTGGAAGAATATAAATACGTTGAAACTTTTGGAAATGAAAATGGAAACGGAAACGCACTTTATTTAATCGTGAGTCAATGGGCAGAGCAAAAGAAATAATTCTGAAAATATTAAAATCAGATGTTGCGAATGAATTTGTAAAAAAATATCATTATTCTGGAAAAGTCGTGAATCTTTCAAATTTACATTTCGGATGTTTTCTTGATGGAAAATTACATGGAGTTATGTCTTACGGGCCTCCAATGGATAAAAGGAACGTAATCAATTTAGTTGAAACGCAAAATGTTGGAATCAATAAGAAGTGGAACGAAATGCTTGAATTGAATCGAATGGCTTTTGATGATTATCTTCCAAAATATTCAGAAAGTAGATGCATCGCGATTTCGATTAAATTAATAAAAAAGAACGCACCTCAAATAAAGTGGATTTTGAGTTATTCGGACGGCACTCAATGTGGAGACGGAACGATATATCGAGCAAGTGGATTCAAATTGACTCAAATAAACAAAAACGGAACGATTTATAAACTTGCAAATGGTGAAGTTGTTGCGAAAAGAGGCGATTCAAAATACAATTTTCAAGGTGCAAAAGCATTAAAAGGATTTCAGAATCGTTATATTTACTTGATTGATAAAAAAGCGAAATTAAATTGCGAAAATATTCCTTTTACTGATATTGATAAACTAGGTGCTGGAATGTATAAGGGAGAAAAAATAACATTAAAAGAAAGAAGAAATACTGCGAGTGAAGCATAACGAGTAATGCGTTGGCTATTCCAAGTCAAAGAAGGGGTGCAATTCCACCCACTCGCTCAAATTTAAAAGAAGGAAAATGGACAAAAGTAGACATATAAAAAAGGAATCAATGTTGCAGGCGTTAGAAAAATCACTCGGAGTGGTTACGGTTGCTTGTAATTCTGCGGATGTTCCTCGTTCGACATATTATAAATGGATGAAAGAAGATGAGGAATTTTACAAGGCAGTAAAAGAAATTGAAAACGTTGCGTTGGATTTTGGAGAATCTCAATTGCACAAACAAATTGGCGAAGGTTCAACTTCTGCAACAATTTTCTTTTTAAAAACAAAAGGAAAAAAACGAGGATATATTGAAAGAAGCGAGTTGGATTTAAGTTCCGGAGACGAACCGATTAAAATCAACGTGAAAATCAATGGCGTTGAATATTGATACAAACTTCACGAAAACTCAAGACCAGGCGTTTGCATATTTATGCGATAAAAAAACAACGGAAGTTTTATTCGGAGGTGCAGCCGGAGGTGGAAAGTCCTGGATTGGTTGCAGTTGGTTGATTTTGATGTGTTTAAAATTTCCAAAAACTCGTTGGTTGATGGGACGTTCGAAATTAGATTCATTAAAAAAAACAACTTTAAACACATTTTTTGAAGTATGCGAATCCTGGAAGATAATATCCGGAGTTCATTATAACTTCAATGCAAGTTCAAATGTGATTACTTTTTTCAATAAATCAGAAATCATGTTGAAAGATTTATTTCTTTACCCTTCGGACAGAAATTTTGATTCTCTTGGTTCTCTTGAATTGACTGGCGCTTTTATTGACGAGTGCAATCAGATAACAGAAAAAGCAAAAAATATAGTTGCTTCAAGATTAAGGTTCAAACTTGACCACTACAATATTATACCGAAAATTCTGATGACTTGCAATCCTGCAAAAAATTGGGTTTATAATCAATATTACAGACCGGCGAAAGAAGGTAAATTGAAACCGCATCGAAAGTTCATTCAATCTCTTGTAGATGATAACGAGTTCATCTCGAAGCATTATAAAACGCAACTCTTAACTCTTGATGAATTGTCGAAGCAAAGATTACTTTTCGGAAACTGGGAGTATGACGCAACGAATGATTCTCTAATTGATTACGATGCAATTTTGAATCTTTTCGAACAAAAAGGAATTCCAGGACAAAAATATATAAGTTGCGATGTTGCAAGATTTGGAAGCGATAAGACGGTTGTTCTATACTGGGAAGGCCTCACTATTAAAAAAATTATAACATTGCTTAAATCTTCTGTAAATGAGGTTGTGGATGTTATTAAGGATATTCAAGTAGAGAATCAAGTTTTGTTGCGTAATATTATAATTGACGAAGATGGAGTCGGTGGAGGTGTTGTGGATTTCCTGCGAGCGAAAGGATTTACAAACAATGCACGTGCTTTAAAAAACGAGAATTATCAAAATTTAAAAACTCAATGTTATTACAAATTAGCGGATTTAATAAACAAAAGTCAAATCGGAATTGAATGCAAAAACATAAATACAAAAAATGACATAATTGAAGAACTAGAACAAGTCAGAACAAAAGATGCGGATAAGGATAATAAATTACAGATGATTCCAAAAGAATCAGTAAAAGCAATAATTGGAAGAAGTCCGGATTTTTCTGATGCACTTGCGATGCGGATGTATTATGAAATTGACCCCAATTTTGGAAAATATTTTGTGCAATAAAAAAAGGAGGAAAATAAATTCCTCCAATTCTTACCGGTTCGTGGCCGGAAACTTCTAACGAAAACTGATGCAAACATAACATAAAAAAATAAACTACACAAATTTCTATTATATATTATGAAACTCAAAGTAAAAAAAGAAGGTAAAACTGAAAATTATAATTTGATTAATTCATGGAGTGAAGTAAATCTTGAAAAGTGGGGCAAGTTATTATCTATTAAATCGAAAGACAATTCAGTTGATGCAATTGAAACTCTTTCTGTTTTGACTGATATGCCGAAGAAAATTATTCGTTCTTTAAATTTGACAGACGTTTCAAAGATTCTTTCAAAAGTTGCAGAAATGCAAAGATTGAGTGATACAAATCTTGTTCGAGTTATTGAAATCGATGGAAAAGAATACGGATTTCACCCAAACTTAGACGAAATAACTCTTGGTGAGTATGCGGATATTGAGACGTTAATTAAAGACGGAAACATGACTGAAAATCTTCCGGAATTGATGGCGATTTTATACAGACCAATCACAGAAAAAAAGAACGATATTTACTCAATCGAAGCGTATGACGGACAAATAGAAATCAGGCGAGAAATAATGAAAGGAATGAAAGGAGAGCAAGTGCAAAGTGCGCTGGTTTTTTTTTGGATTTTAGGAAAACAATTCTTGCAGAGTATTCCATTATATTTACAGGAACTGAGTCTGGAAACAACGATGAAAACTCTCCAGGAGACGACTTCGGAGAAAGGTGGGGTTGGTTTGGAATCATCCATCGTTTAACTGATGGTGATATAACGAAGATGCCGCAAATAACAAAAACTAATTTGCGAGAATGTTTAACCTGGATGTGTTATGAGGCGGATTTTAATGAATCAAAAAAAGTTGTAAAAAATTATGATAGCAAACAAAACATATAATAACGTAATAAATACTTTGAAGAATATTGGCGATACTCATTTGAATATTACCACAACGACAACGGGCGATGTTTTTGACATTGATTTGGCGAAGAATACTTTGTTTCCTTTGATGCATATAAATCCAGTAAATGTAACGACCGGAAGGGTTGGATTGAATTATTCTTTTCAGATTTTTGTCATGGATTTAGTTAGTCAGAAAAAAGATTGGACGGAAGAAGAAATTCAATCGGCTGCGTGGTTGAATAATGAACAAGAAGTTCTGAGTTCAACTTTGCAGACTTGCGTGGATATTATTTCAATTTTTAGAAACTCAGCGTATCAATCAGAGCAAGGAATTGACGATATTAATTATCCAACTTATTTTACCGATGGTGATTTTACAATAACTCCTTTTACTGAAAGATTTGACAATCTTTTGACGGGCTGGGTTTTTAATATAGAAGTCGAGGTTGAAAATGATTTTCAAACTTGCAACATTCCAATGTCGAATGACTTAGGACAAGGAGAATAAAATGTTTAAATTTAGAATTTGGAAAATAGAATTTCAGTTGATACCACCAAAAATAACAATTAATGTCTAACCCATTTCAAAAGAATCTTGAATCATTACTCAATAAAGTTGGAAAACAAGTAATGAACCGTTCAAAAGCAGGTTTGCAAAATGCGAAACCTTATTCAAAAGGCGGTGGAAATCTTGAAAGTTCAATCAAATATAAAGTTGAAAGAACGGAAGAAGGATACCAAGTTTCTTGGATGATGGCGAAGTATGGAAAATTTGTAGACAAAGGAGTTTCCGGTTATGAAATTAAAAGAAGTTTTACAGATTATCAAGGAAACAATTTGAGTTCTCCAGGTTCTGGATTTAAGAAACAAACAAAACCTATTCCTCCAGGAATGCTTGTGAAGTGGATTAAAAGACGAGGATTGAAGGGTAGAGACCCAAAGACTGGAAGATATATTTCGCACTTATCGTTAGCGTTTGCAATAGGAATAAAAGTTAAACGTGAAGGTATTCCAGGAATTGGATTCTTTCAATCTCCACTCGGAATTGCAATGAAAACTTTTAAGTCAGAAATGGAAGTCGCAATCGCAAAAGATTTTCGCGATTTAATGTCTGGTAAAAACTTTAAATTTTAAAATAAATTATGGCTACAACTCTTGAACAAAATCCTCTTTACCCAATTAATCCAGCGACATTCAAATGGTTTTTCGTTTTTAAAAATGACCCTATTGTAAGTGGAGTTCCGACACCTTATTGGAATGTTAAATTCGGATGCGTTCTTTTCGTTACTCCGATTTTTTCTCAACTTGGTGCAGCATCGACAGAAGTTGCGTTGACAAAAACTATTCCAAACAATGCAGGAGTTGGAATTTTCAACCTTCAAAGATTCATTGAATCTTATACCTCACCTCAGCAACTTTCGTTTCTTGATGGCACTCATGTGGTAAGATTTCATGGAGAACCGAGAACAGAAGATTTTTACTTTCCTATTCATGTAATCGACAAATATTCAATGAATGACAATTGTGCAACCTACTTAGAACCTCGCGGATTTTTAGAAGGCGCAGTTGCTTCAAATCTTCCAGCCCAAACCATTTCCGGAACAGTTCAATCAGGCGGAAAATTCATGGCGTTTAACGGATATTGGAAAAACGAATTATGGTATAGAAAAGTTGGAAAAAATTTCGGATACGATTACGAAACATATTACGCACCGAAAAGCCCTTCAAGTTATGGAATTCTCTCAGACGCTCCGTTAGTTCAATACGCAAATGATAGGGATTACGGAGTTATTTCAATGTTTAATCAAATCTTCACTAACTTATCTCCGGTTGCGTATGTTTCAATAACTGGCCATTTTTCAAATGGAAGTACTCAAAGTTTTTCAGTCAATAATATTGATGCAAATGGTGGAGTAACCACACCGAATCCTGGAGCACCTCACTGCCAAGAATCAATTTTATTTTTCGGAATTTTTCCTGGTAATCTTAGACAGTCAAACTCGACTTTTCAAGGTTGGTTNAATAGCGGAAATTTAACTCACTATACNTGGTATATAGCAACTCAAGGTTTGAAGTTATCTTCAAGAATTCATACAATCAAATTGAATTGCGACCCTCAAGGAAGAAAATACGAAAGAATTAGAATTGGTTGGTTGAATACAATGGGGGGGTGGGATTACTATACATTCAAAATGAAATCAACGGAATCTATAAAGACAAAAACTAACGACTGGACTCAACTCGAAGGTTCTTGGAATAAGGATTCGTGGAATCCTCAAGGATGGAAGGGAGGAAAAAAATCATATACCGTAAATGCAAAGAAAAAATATAAAGTAAATACTGATTTTGTAAATGAAGAAGAAGCAGCGTGGTTTGAATACATGATTAATTCACCGGAACATTATATTATACATCCACATGAAGATTGGCGAGAACCGGCAACTGACAAATATAATTCATTCGAAAAATACGTTACCGCAGTAAGATTACTTTCTTCAAGTTATAAGAAAAAAACGATTGCAAATGACAATGTAATGCAATATTCATTTGAATTCGAAGAATCAAGAACTTTAAATACTCAACCGATATAATATGTCCGTAGAACTTTACATTTATCCACAAAATTTTGAAGACCAATACATCGTTCCGATTGATTATCTTGCGGATTATGATTTCACAACCTTAAATGCATCGACTGGACAATTTAGTGCGGCTCCTTATATTACAAACGCAATCAATTATTTTGTTCCGATTTCAACTGCATTGACTTGGTATCGGTTTGGGCCTGCGGCACCAATTTACCCAACAAATCCTACCTCAAATATTTTAAAACTTCAACCGAATGGAGGATGCCTCCAAAGAATTACTGGAATAAATACCGGAATTGTTTACAAAGTTTCATTCGAACATACTGCAAATAATAACGAAATAAAAATCGCATGGTATGACGGATTAACTTTGACTGGCGATTATACTTTTCCTGCATCTACAAGTGGAACAATTTCAAGTTTAAATTTTACTTTTGCAAACGCATCTTCAACATTCGTTATTTTTGGTGCAGGCGCAACCGATTCATTCACAAAGAATTGGAGACTTCAAAACTTAGTTAATCCACAAGTTTCTGACGGACAAGTTATAGTAGATTTATTTGATGAAAAGCAAATTCCACTAACTCTTTCGGTAGATAATTTTCAAAATGCAGCAGAAAAAACTCAATCTTATTCCAAGAGTTTCAAACTTCCAGGAACTGACAGAAATAATAAAATATTTCGAAATGTCTTTGACGTAACCGCTTCAATCGAAACGAATAGTATTGACTTTAATCCTTATCGAAAAACTCCAATTGTTTTACAAGAAAATGGTTCAACTATTTTTAAGGGATTTTTAAAATTACTTAATGTAGATTTCAAAGGTCAAAATTTAATTTACAATGTAAATCTTTATTCAGAAACAATTCAAATTAAAGATGTTTTAAAAGATAAAAAGTTTTACGATATTGATTTCAGCGAATTAAATCATCGATACGTAAAATCTACAATAAAAGATTCATGGACAAATACTCCAGGATTGCTTTTAATAAATCCACTCCCACCTGGAAGTTTTGCAGGCGCTTCCGGAGCGATGAATACGGTTGTTTTAAAATACCCTTTTGTTGATTGGACTCACCAAGCAACGGTTGCCAATAATCCTGGCGCACCTCCTTTATCTGGCCCAGCAGATGGGCAACCTCAATTCGCTTCACTTAATCAAATGTTTCGACCTTGGATGCAACTTCGATACTTAATAAATAGGATTTTTGAAGGTGCAGGATTTACCTGGACTTCAACTTTTTTTGATACTGCGGATTTTCAAAACTTATTCATGGACTTCAATTGGGGAGCGAATAATGCACCAAATGTGGGTTTAAACATTGCGATGTCAAAATACAATTACACTAGTTGCGGTTCAGGCCCTTTGACTTATGCACAAAATTCTTCGTGGACAAATATTCCTTTGTGTGGTTTTTTCAATTGGACTACAATTTCAATTATGCTTCCGAATTATAATTCAAGTACAAACCAATATATTGCAACTCAAAACTTTGTTGATTTAACGTGGTCTTGTCAAGAATTAAAATGGGAAAACATAGGTGGAACTGATGTTGATATTACCGTAGAAATAATAAGAAACGGAGGATTGACCGCAGCCGATACAATTTCAAATACTTTTAATGCGGTTGCAAATTCTACCGGAAATCATTCAATCGCAGGAACTTTCTCTTTAATGGCTGGTGATGTTGTTGAGCAAAGATGGATTACAACAAATCCTTCTGCACCAGTATCGGTGAGACTCCAAACTACTGGAATATATCAAGTAAAAACTAATATGTATGAAAACATCTTGAATATAGTTGGAAACGATGTAATGCAAACCAAAAGAGGAAAACTCAAGCAATGGGATTTCTTGAAAGGAATTTTGACAATGTTTAATCTTTTAACGGTTGCAGACCCAACAAATAACCGAAATATTATCATTGAAAGATACGATACAATTTTTCCTCAAATTGGAACGGGCACCGGAACTGTTAAGTTGAAAGAAAGAGGAATCACAAAAGATTGGACTGAAAAAATAGACAATGAAAAAATAAACTTAAAACCGTTAACTAAATTAAAGAAAACAACTCTTTTCAAATATGTAACGGATTCAAACGATTATACTGCAACAAATTATAAAAATGCGTTTGGAGGATTTGAATACGGAAGTTTAACTTTTGATGCATCCGACTTAAATATGCTAGTTGGAGAAACTAAAGTCGAAGCGACTCCATTTGCTGCAACATTGAATAAACCATTTGCAGGAACAGTTCCACAATTATGGGCTCCAGCGATTTATAAACTGAAAGATGATGGAACTGCGGAAGAATTTGACAACAAACCTAGAATCCTTTACGATAATGGGAGGGTTACAATGACAGACGGAACTTTTTATATTCCTCCACAAAACTCGCAAGCATCCGAAAACGCAAACACTTATTTGCAATTTTCCGGATTCTCAGATTTTCCAATTCTTCCAACTTCTAAAGATTTGAATTTCGGAACGAATCAATTAATCGGTGCAAACAATCCAACTGCGCTTAATTTATTCAATCGATTCTTTTCAAATTATTACTTTGATTTATATAATCCAAACACAAGAATTTTAATTTTAAAAATCAAACTTGATTCTTCCGACATAAATCAATTTTCATTTTCAGACATAGTAATGATTAAAAACCGAGCGTATCGCGTAAATAAAATTAACTACAATCCAGGGCAACTTGCAAAAGTAGAACTGATTTTAATACCTTAATATGGCAAGACAAAATACAGAAATATCTTTTGCACCGAATCAAGTTGCAGTTCCGGATAATATTCAAGATGGACTTGTTTATTTTACAGACGTAGATGGCAATCCGGTGTGGTCTACCGAAGGTTTATGCACCGCTTATGGATATGAATGGGACGAACAAAATCAAGTTTGTAGAGCGTTTATATTCAATCCGAGTGTTGATTCAATTGGCGAGAATACAACAAATTTAGTAAAAGGGGGAAATAATGAAATAAGAGCAAACGTAAATAATACTTCAATTTCCGGACAAAATAACTTATTAATAGGAAATAATACTTCGGATGTTGTAATCGGAAACAGAAATCAACTTGAAAATAAAATTTCAAACTCTTTATTAATCGGAACTTTTGCGAATGCAACTGCAAATAATTCTTTTGTTTTAGGAGGAAACAATTCACAAAATACAATCAATGAAAAATCCGGCCTTGAAGAATATTCTGATATTTTAGGAGAACGTCAATTGACAAAAGTTCTTTTCGGAAACTATTTTGAAGCGGAAGGGAAAACAAATTACTTGTGGTTGAATAATGTAGAAAATTCTGCGTACCCAATTCCTAAAAATGCGGTTTTAATGTTTTCTGTTCGAGTTCTTGGAGTTGCGGTTGCACCATTAGTTTCCGCAGGAGAATTCATGTCTTTTCAAATAGAAGGAGTTACAATGAAAAAAAATTCTGGTGAAGCACCGACTCCAATTTATGCAAGAACAACACCATTGAATCAATCTTCTGCAATTGGATTAAATTGCACCGCAGTAATTTACACCGATGCAAATGGAGAAAGATTCTTGACAATATCAGTAACCAACGGAAAAGGAATTTTTGTAGAATGGGTTGCGAATATGGAAATAACACAATTACAAACAAAAGGAATTTAAAAAATGGCCGAAGAAATAGTAATGACGGTAAAAAGTAACGTCAAACAAGTTACGCAAGATACAAAAGATTGGAGTGCATCGATGTCCGGCGCAGAAAAGGCAAGTGCGGAATTAAATCAACAAGTAGATATTCAAAACAAAGTTCTTGTTGATATGGAAAAAGAACTTCGTAAATTAGAAGAAGCACAAGCGAAAATGGGTAAAGGTTCTTGGAAGGATTCTTTGACTGGAACAACGAAAAAAATAGAAAAACAAAAGCAAGCAATCAAGAGTGAAAAGACTGCGTTAAAAGATTTAAAACTTCAACAGAAAGATGCAACAAAAGAAGTTAAAAAATATACTGATGCACAAAAACAGAGTCAAAAAGCAATTTCCGGAACAATAGGAAATTTCCAGGTTATGGGAGTTTCTTTGAATGGAATTAAAAAATCAATTGGAGGTGTTATTCCGTTAGTAAAAACTTTGTTTGCATCTATTAAAGCCGGAATCGCATCTACTGGAATCGGAGTTTTACTTTTAGCATTCGGAGCGCTTGTTACTTATTTTACATCTACGAAAGAAGGGATGGACAAAATTCAAGTCGCAATCGCGAAAGTTTCTGCGGCCATCGATGTTATAAAAGACAGAATCTCAAAGTTTGGGGGTGCAATTTTAAAAGTTTTCAAAGGTGATTTTTCTGGCGCGGCCAATGATATGAAAGAGTCGATTCAAGGAATTGGTGAAGAAATTAAAAAAGAAACAAAAGCGGCCGGAGAATTAGCGGTTGCAACTCAAAAATTAAGAGACGCAAATAATGATTTTATTGTTCAACAAGCGAAGAAAAACAAGGCAGTCGCAGAAGCACGATTACTGGCAAAAGATGAAACTTTGTCGCAGGAAGAAAGAATCGCGGCCCTAAAAAATGCAGTTGCACTTGAAAAAGAAATGTTGCAAGAACAACTTGCAAATCAATCAGAAAAAGTAAGAATCCTGGAGGAACAAACAAATATGTCTAACTCAACGGCTGCGGATGAAAAAGCACTTGCAGAAGAAAAGGCACGATTGATAGATATGGAAACTTCTTCAATCATGAAAATGCGAACATTGAAAAGAGAAACGAATACTCTTGAAAATGAACTAGCCGCAGAAGAACTCGAAAGACTTCAATTGATTGCAGACGAAAAACAAAGGATTGCAGACGAAGAAGAAGAAGCAAGACTGGCGCGTGAAGAAGCGGAGGCCGAAAGACTTGCAATTAAAGCAGAAGAAGACGAGGCGTTGAAAGATTTGCAAAACGAAAATATGTTAGCGGAAATTGAAGATTTGAAAGAACGTGCATTGATGGAAATCGAAATCGAATACGCGGCAGAACTCGAAAAAATAAAAAATTACGAGAACTTCGAGTTGATGAAAGAGGAAATCGACAAGAAATATGCACGTGCAAAAGAAGCGTTAAACAAACAAGAATTGAAGTGGGATGAAATAACCACAAAACAAAAAATGAATCTTGCAAAACAAGGATTCGATAACCTTGCGACTATTCTTGGAAAAGAATCAAAAGCAGGAAAAGCGGCCGCGATTGCAAGTGCAACAATATCTACTTTTCAAGGGGCAACTTCTGCATTCGCTTCACTTGCACCGATTCCATTTGTTGGCCCGGTTTTAGGTGGAGTTGCGGCAGCAGCGGCAATTGTTTCAGGATTTAAAAACATTCAAGCGATAAGAAAAGGAAGTGGAGCGTCCGCAGGAGGAGGAGGAGGAGGAGGAAATATGAGTGCGAGTTCTCCTGCACCACCATCTATTGAAGAAGCAGGGCCAGCGGCCGAAATGATGGGAGGCGCGTTCGACTTAGGAAATGTTGGCGCAGAACCAGACCCAGTAAAAGCGTTCGTTGTAACCGATGAAATGACTGATTCACAAGACCAACTGCAAGATATTAGAAACAGAAGTACAATTTAAAAATCAAATAAAATAACAAAAAAACTATTATAAATTATGCCATGTAAAAAATGCGATTCTGGAAAATGGAAATACGGAGAAAACGGCGATTGTGAATACAATTCGTTGGATGAATGCAAAGAAGCAAATCCAAATTACCATTACGAAGATGAAAAAAACTACACAAAAATCGTAGAGTTAATTATTGAAGATGATTCTCAAGACCTAGCAATTGACGCAATCAGTTTAGTAACCAGTCCTGCGATTGAACAAGACTTTGTTTATTTCGGAAAAGAAAAAAATAACTTGACTCTTGCAAAGATTGACGAAGAAAAAAGAATGCTTGTAAGTCCGGCACTTATTCCTAACAAACAGATATATCGATACGATGCAAATACGGATTCTGATTACTATGTTTATTTCAGTCCGGAAACGGTTCGACAAGCAAGTGAATTGTATTTGAAAAACAATAATCATCACAAGGCAACTTATCAGCACCAAGACCGAGTTTCAGGAGTTCTTACAGTTGAAAGTTGGATTAAGGAAGGCGACCAAGATAAGTCAAAACTTTACGGATTCGATTTACCGAACGGTACGTGGTTTGTAAAAATGCGTATCGACAATGATGAATTGTGGTCTAAAATCAAAGAAGGAGAACTTCGCGGACTTAGTATTGAAGGATACTTTACTGACCGACTAGAAAAAATGTCAGAAAAAACCCCAACAAATGAAGAAATTTTGATTGCATTGAATCAGATTATTCAAGAAGCGAAAAATCAAAAATCAAATAAAAAAACAAATTAACTATTATATATTAAATAACAAAAAACATGGACTTAAAAGAACAAATCAAAGAAGCACTCGGATTAAGTAAATCCGTAAAATTAGAGTGGCAAAGCAAGATGGAAGATGGCACTATACTTGTGTCTACGGCCGATACTCTTGAAAGTGGAGTAGATATATCAGTTCTCGTAGAAGACGGAACTACGATTCTCCTACCCATCGGTACATATAAAACAGAAGATGGTTTAAGTTTTAGAGTTGAAGAAGAAGGAGTTGTTGCCGAAGTTATGGAATCAGAAACAGAAGAAGTTGTTGAAGAAGAAGAACTTGCAGAAGAAAAAGAAAAAGAAGAAGAAGAAGAAGATTTAAAAGATAGAAAAAAATACGCAGACGTTGAAGATTGGGAGGGTATGGAAAAACGCATACAGAACCTTGAAGATGCGGTTGCTAAATTGAAGGAGGAAAAAGAAGGTGGAGACGATGAAGTTGAAGAAATGAACGAAGAAGTTTCAGTTCCTTCTTCAAATCCGAAAACAATCAAAACAACGGAAGTAAAAGAATTTTCTCTTGAAGAATTAAAAGAGGAAAACAAAAGATTGAAAGAAGAACTTTCAAAAACTCCAGGTGATAAACCTCTAGTTGCTCAAAGATTTTCAGAATCTTCTTCAAGAAAACTAACAAGGAAAGAATTGTCTAACATGAATTCTTCTGAAAGATTTCTTTACGAAATAAATAATAAGTAATAAATAATTTTAAATAAACAAAAAATAGTAAAAAAATGGGAAAAATTAGAAAATTAGCCGCTGTCGCAACTCAACCAACTATAACGGAAACGTTTTGTGGAACGGATGCAGGATTTTATATTTCAAAAGCATTGATGCAAGTTTCATCACTTGACTGCATGACAATGATTGAAAACATAAAGTTCAAAACAAACATTCAAGCAATGAATACTGATAAAATGATTTCAGATTCAACTTGCGACTTCACTAACAAAGGGGAATTGGCTTTAACTGAAAAAATTCTTGCACCGAAAAACCTTCAAGTTAACTTTCAATGGTGTAAAAACAACTTACTTTCATCTTGGGAGGCGTTGCAAATGAGACCAAGCGCATGGAATAACGGAGACGTTCCTTCTTTCAATGAATACGCAATTTCTTTAATCGCTAAAGATATTGCAAAAGCGACGGAAACTTCAATTTGGGGCGGAGCAACTGCAACAAATGGTTCTTTTCAAGGATTAACAACGGCTGCAACTGGAACTTTCGCAACAGACGGAACAATTGTAACTCCTGCGGGCGCGACAACTCCTTTTACTGCAACGAATATCATCGCAAACATTGAAATAGGAATCGCAGCAATACCAAGCGCAGTTTTAGGTTCTGAGGATTTAAGAATATACATGAATCAAAAATCTTATATGTTCTATATCGGAGCAATCTCGAAGTTAGGATACTTAAACGCATACAATATGCAAGGCGATTACGTTCCGGTTGTGAATGGAATTAAAGTTTGCGTTGCAAATGGAATGTTAGATAACCAAATCGTTATCGCACAAGAATCAAATCTTTTCTTCGGAACTGACTTGTTAAGTGATTCTACGGAAATCAGAGTTCTTGATATGGCTCCACTTGATGGAAGTAACAACGTGAGAATGGTTTGCAAATATACTGCCGGTGTTCAGCATGGAACTGGTGCAGATATTGTTTGGGTAAAATAAATTAATTAAAAAAAGAAAATAACATGGCTACAAGTGGATGTACTTTACTTACAAAAGGGAGACCGTTAGATTGCAACAGAATATCTGGTGGAATAAAGAATGTTTACTTCGCTGTTTATGATACAACGAAAGTGACTCAAGATTGGGCGGCAGGTTCAGCAACGAGAGGGCAAACAACTGACGTTGATATGGGAACGACTGATTTGTATAAGTATGCATTACCGAGAGGAACTGCATCTTTCACAGACACACTCGTTGGCTCACGTGAAAACGGAACTGTTTATTATACTCCAACAATTCAAGTTTTACTTGACAGAATAACTCCATTAATGCAAAATGAAATGAGGTTATTCGGTGCAACTACGGTTGTTGTTTTTGCAGAATTGAATCAAACTTATCCTGCAAACGACCATAACGTGGTTGTGGTTTTAGGAGGATTAAATGGAATGCAATTGAATGCAGGAACTGACGCTTCCGGCGCTGCCTGGGGTGACAGAAATGGGTACGACCTCACATGGGATGGAATCGAGCAACATCCGGTTTCAGTATTAAAAGATTACGGAACAACAATCTTTGACAATACGGATGCTGGAGCACAAATTCCTATCGTAGCATCATAAACAAGAAGTAATTTTTTATATTAAGAAAGAGTGGCGTAAAAACCACTCTTTTTTTTTAAATAAAATAAAAAGTAAAAATTTCTATTATATATTATGATACAATGTTCAGTTAAATCGGATTTCATTGCAAACTTAAATACCGAAGCAAATCGAATCACTTCTGATTCTAAATTACCACCGTTTTTTCCAAACGCAAAAATTTTGTATTTGAGTAAATTTACAAATGATATGTCTGGAGAAGTTGTTTATTGTTATTCTAAACCTCAGTTATTAAGAAGAAGATTTTCATCCTTCCATTTTACAAACGCAGTAACTCCGAATCTTTTCAATGGAGAAATTAGATTGACTCTTGCAGGATATTGGAAGTACGAATTCTGGGAGGTTTACTGGGAGGTTTCTCCTTTCAGTATGGACGGCGATTCTGCACCAGCAACGGAATCAAAAGTTTTACCAGTTAGCCCTTCAAATGGAGTTGTAAAAGGATTGGTTGCAATAGGGAAAATGTATGTTGGAGAAAAATCCGGAAGTCAAGAAGTTCAGTATCAAGAATACGTAGAACCTCCACAAACTAATTATATATATCAAGGATAATAAAATGGAAAATATTTTGAAAGTAGATTTTGCGGTTTCAACTGCACCGGTTGTTTCAGAACAAGCATCACGCGACTGGATTGAGTATGGAACGGAAGAATGGAGAAACCTTTTTCCACAATTTTTAATCGACTTGTATTATAACTCAAGTACACAAGCCGCAATTATCAACGCAACTAGTGAAATGATTTCAGGCGAAGACTTAGTAATTGATGATGAGGACGAAGAAAATCTTGACAAAATTGTCAGATTAAAACAATTCATGGCTTCGGCAAATTCCGGAGAAACTTTGAACGAAGTAATAAAAAAGATTTCTTTTGATTTTAAACTTCAAGGCGCGTTTGCACTTAATATTGTGTGGTCTGCGGACAGAACAAAAATCAGTGAAATTTTTCACATACCGGTGGAAAAGATTCGCGCTTGTAAACCGAATGAACTTGGAAAAGTAGATGGTTATTATATTTCCGGAGACTGGGCAAATACTAGAAAAAACAGACCTTATTACGTTCCTTCTTTTAATTCAAAAGACCGAACTTCTGCAAATCAAATTTTGTATACTGGACTTTATTCTCCTTCGATGTCTTGTTATCACACACCGGATTACGTGGCTGCAAATAATTGGGCACTCGTAGACCAACGTGTTGCAGAATTCCATTTGTCAAACATAAGCAATGGGTTCAGCGGTTCTTACTTTATTTCGTTCGCTAATGGAACACCAACGCAAGAAGAAAGATTGCAAATTGAATCTTCACTTGCTCAGAAATTTACTGGCGCACATAATTCTGGTAAATTTGTACTTACGTTTTCTGACGATAAAACAAGAACTCCGGAAATAACTCCGATTTCAGTTTCAGACGCAGACAAACAATATCTTGCATTACAAGAATTATTGGTTCAAAATATACTTACCGGACATCGATGCACATCACCGGTTTTAATGGGTATAAAATCTGACACCGGACTTGGAAATAATGCGGACGAATTGAATTCTGCGGCAAATTATTACTTGAATACGGTTGTAAAACCTTATCAAGAACATATACTAAAAACTTTACAAAAAATATTCATAATTAATGAAATGAACATTCCGGTTTCATTCGTTCAATTAAAGCCGATAACAACAAGATTTACGAATCAAGATTTAATGGCGGTGATGACACAAGATGAAATTCGTGAGGAACTCGGATTGCCTCCATTAGAAGAAAAAATTGACGTAGATTTAAAGAAAGAAAAATCCTGCAAAGATAAAAAATGCAATCATTTGCAAGCGGAAAATATTGAGTTGAAAGAATGGATAAACTCAGTAGGTGAAGACGCATTGGAGGGCTGGGAGGAAATTGAAGAAGAAATCGTTGACGGAGAACACATTCACTTTGATTTTGAAAAGGAATTGAATAAAATCGCGAACGAAAAGATTAATCTAGCAGAAGTTCCGGAAGATACTCCAAACAAAAAAAGTTCTCAAGATGGAGTAAATAAATCTTTCAATGATTATTACAAAGTTAGATACGTTTACGCAACTGATAATTTTCTTGTAAATAAATCCGGAACAAGTAGAGAATTCTGTCAATTGATGGTAGAAGCAAATAAATTGTTTCGAAAAGAGGATTTGGTAATGGAACAAAAAATGAAAGTTAAAGGCAGGATGGAAGATGTTGGAGTTGATTCAAATATTGTAAATCCTGGATTCGGGCACGATGGCGAACCTTATTCGATTTTTTTATACAAGGGTGGGCCGCAATGTAGACATTTTTTCTTGAGGAAGATTTTCAAAACATCTTTAAGAAATGCAAAACAACCGATTAATGATTCTCAATTGATAGGATACACAAAAGCAGTTTCAGAAGGATTTACTGCAAAAAGAAATGATAAACTTGTGGCGATAGCACCGCAAAGAATGGAAAACAACGGATATTATCCGGAAAACGACTAATTATGGCGACAGGATACGTACTTTTTATAAGTGAAGAAAAACTCAAGGACTCGACTGCAATATCTTTAAACGTAGATGTTCAGTTACTTTTACCATTCGTAAAACAAGCGCAGAAATTGTATGTTGAAACGAAAATTGGCACAAAGTTAAACGAAAAATTAAAAACATTGATTGTTGCAGGAACGGTAAATAACCCTGGCAATGAACCTTACGCAACTTTATTGAATGATTACATTGGTGAAATGCTACCAAACTTCGCACTTTACCATGCAATTCCTTTTCTTAGATTCAAAGTTGAAAACGGTAATATATACTCAAAATCAAGTGAAACTGGTTCTGCAATGACAACGGAAGAATCTCAAGCGTTAAGAAGTGAAGTTATAAATACTGGAGAATATTACATGGAACGTATGATTGACTGGATTTGCAACAATTCTTCTTTGATTCCGGAATACTCACAAAATACCGGTGCAGACGTTGAACCGGACAAAAACGCGTATTATGGTGGAATGAATCTTGAATGTCCGCATCCACAAAAAAACAAAATAACTTTGAAAAGTTTCTTGAATGGCTCAGAATAAAACTAACTATAAAATAAAAGAAAAGAATCTGAAAAAATTAAAATCTTATCTTGAAAAAATAAAGAAAAAAAATGAAATCAATGCAAGACTCGGTTCAAGTAGCGGTCGCAAATAGTTCCGCGATTGCACTTAATTT